ATGACCGTCCTTCCAAAATCTACTATTCCAAACATTTCCGGCAAGCTGCACCGTCGCCATTTTTTGTTTCTTTCCGCAGCAATACTCTTCGGACTATCGTTGCCTGCTGGTCTTCATGCTGAAGAGAAGGGCACGTTGCGGATTGCGCTTGCCACGAGCATATCCAATCAGGCTGCTGAAATAGCTGCCGCTGAAGCAAAAGAGCAGGGATTAAACGTGGAGCTGGTGGAGTTCAGCGACTGGAACACACCCAATACCGCCGTTGCGGACAAGACGGTCGATGCCAATCTCTTTCAGCATATTCCCTATTTGAATTACACAAACTCGAATACGGGCAATGGGCTTGTCCCAGTTGCACCGGCGTTCAGCACACCCTTCGGGCTCTATTCCAAAAAATACTCAAAGCTCGAGGATCTCCCCGACAATGCCCAGATCGCCTTCTCAGGAGATGTGATTAACACGGCGCGCTCTTTGCTTCTTTTGCAACAGGCGGGCTTTCTGGAACTCAAGCCCGGTACAGATCAACGCGCCAGCCTTGAGGATGTATTGACCTGGAAGAAACCGCTTAAGATCGTGCAGCTTGACGGTCCGCAGATTGCGCGATCGTTGGATGATGTGGATGCTGCTGCAACTTATCCAACATTTGCCAAACTCGCTGGATTGGAAGCATCATCAGGTCTGATTTTCGAAAATGAGCCGATCTATGCGTTTCAATTCGTGACACGACCTGAACTGCGTGATGATCCTCGTCTGAGACGGTTTATTGAGATTTATCAAAACTCACCTGCGGTGAAGGCCAAGCTCCATGAGCTTTATGGCGACATGGTTTCCTTCCCGCGTTAGGTTTGGGGAGGACCAATAATCCCGTGATGGAGGCACACAAACAGAACACGCGGATTTTCATGGTTATTTTGCCAAATAGACCATTGAAGCAATGACGTGGTTCAGCTAGAAACGGCTGGATCGAGGCTTAAGCCTCCCGGCAATGCACCCGTAGCTCAGCTGGATAGAGTGCTGCCCTCCGAAGGCAGAGGTCACAGGTTCGAATCCTGTCGGGTGCGCCATAAATTTCAATAGGTTAGGCGACTTTTAGGCACTGACCACAAGTGCAATTGAACCTAAAAGTCTAATGCCGAAGCCGCTTTACGCAGGTAATCGGGAGAGAATCGTGCGTAAACCTTGAAGGTGATTGCCGGCGACGAATGTCCGAGATATTGCGCGATTTCGTCCATTGAGACCCCTGCCTCTGCCATCCATACGGCGGCGCTATGACGGAGGTCATGCGGAACAACGTCCTTCAATCCAGATCGGCGCACTGCTCCTGCAAATCCCTTCTTAATATCTAGAACACGTTCGCCACCGTATTCCACTACATATGGCGACTGACGGGCCTCGTAAGCCTCCTTGAGGGCACTAAACGAGATATCCGTCATAGGAACAACGGCGCGGCCTTTACGGTTCTTGTCGCCAACGATTCCAAGTTTGATCAACTTACGATCAAAATCCACTCGATCCCAGGTCAACTGAAGAATCGCAGTCTTGCGCGCCGCTGTTGTGAGTGCCAGCACGCAGAATAGCCTCATATGAGGAGAGGCGCAGCCCGCCAATAGTTGCTTGTATTCAGACTTGGTAAGATGTCGATCACGTGGCGGGGGAGCTGAAGGCGCTTCAAAACGAGCGCCGCTAACGCCCCGCCAATTCAAGGCCTGCCGAATAACGTTGATCTCTTTGAGGACTGTCGCCTCTTTTCGACCCGCTAAATAGCGCGCTCGAGCGTATTCCGAACAAATATCTTCGGTTATTTGATCGGGCCTGAGATGTGCAAAGTGTTCTTCAGCTTGCTTCCAAGCGTACCGAAGGCGGTGAGGGTCGGCGATTTTCCCGTCCTTCGCATCAATGTATGCAGCGACTATGTCGCCGACGAGAGATCCCGGCGGCGCAGCAAAGTCTCGCTTGAAGTCCTCTAAGCGACGTTCGGCCTCATTACTATCAGAGGTGCGGAGGCTGCGGCGTTGGGTGGACTTCCCGTCGTGCCAGACGGCGTACCATTTTCCGCGAAACAATTTTTGTCGGATATCGTGGGGCATTCATATTCCAATACAGCATTATAAGGGACGCGATAAAGCCTGCCGACACGGAATGACGGCAGTCGGTTCTTATTGACCAAATCTCTTATGTGTTGAGGGCTGCATTGCCACCTTAATGCGAGAGTTTCGGGTGTGAACGGGATATTATCATTTGCATGTTCTTTTGTCATCACTCCCCGCCTTTCAGGGCTTGGCGACCTTCTGTTGTGATGCGATAAAGCGTGTAATCCTTATCTTCACCATACACATCTCCTCTCTCAATCAAATTAAGTGAGACTAGCTTTTTGAATGGTGCGACCGGACAACCAAGATCATGAGGCGATGCAAAGCCTTGGTTATCTTCCCATTTTGATGCGTTGTTAAGGTCGTTAAGCACTGCATACTGCGCGTTTGTCAGCTTCATTCGCTCTGCTCCCCTAGATCGTCTGCCAAGACAATAAACCTCGTATTCTGGATCATTTTCAGCTTCACACGGTCTGCTTCATTAAGAACGGGAACGGCCACGAAACGGATGTGAGCTTTCGTTAGATCCTGTGCGATGCTCATTTCTTCGCGTAGCTGTGCGACTTTACTAACCATGGCTGGCCTCTTTCTTCCGCAAGTCTCTCGGCTTGAATTCGTCGGTGATGTAACCGTCATGCAGAAGGGTGATACAGGGCTCAAGGCGATCAGTGCCGTAAACCCGTCGCAATTCGATCCCGATAATCACGCCTTCGAAGCTTTCAAAATCATCCGTCTCATAGCAGATGACTTCGTCTCCAATGTCGAAGCTAAGAAGCTCAGGAATGTCGATAAGTTTGTTCTCATTCGTCAGTGAAAGGCTCATGTCAGTATCCAGCCTCCATAGCTGCAAATATGTGGCAACGGGCTTGGTCCAGGTCGCGCTCTTGTTCTTCTATAATCGCTTCGAAGCGTCGAATTATCTTGGCGACATCGCATGGAAACTCGAATGAGCCGGTTTTCGGATCGCGGTATTTGTCGACAAGTGCGTGGTCAGCTTCAGTGCGATCAGCAAGTTTGGCTTCCATGGCCAGAATTTGCGAAGCGCTGTAGTTCTTGCCGTTAATCTGGATGCCGTCGATTTCAGCCTGCACCCATCCTTGATAGAGAGCGTAAACTTTCATTCTTCCTCTCCATAAGCTTCGTCGGCATGAACAATACGTTCGTATTCCTCGCCAGTTGCTTCAACACGAACTGTTTGGCTTACTCGACCGTCAAGCGTATCGGCTTGCTCAAGTATCGTGTGGCCGCTTGGAAGGCAGTCAGGATGTCGGTTCATGTGCTGGCCTCCTTTGCGAGCAAGATGGCGATGCATGGTCGAACGTCCTTGAAAGCATCACGTATTTTCAGTTTCGTTGCAGCCGTCGGCGCATCAGGCCCGTCCAGCTTGGATAGTCTGTCAATGAGGGTCATGGGCGATCCTCCAAAGCTTCGAGACGGTCAAAGATTGAGCGCCAACGATCCTCTTCCGACATACCCATGAACCGACCGAATGGGCTTTTTTCGTATGCGTCCCGTTCTGCTTGTTCTTCGTCTAGACGGGCCTCACGTTCCGCTTGGCCGCAAGGGGAGCAGATACTTGAGGACGCCGGATTATTGTGTTTGGAACCACAGACGCGACACGGGAACCACGTTCTGCTCATGGCTTGGCCTCCAAGGCGGCGCGGGCTGCATACTTGGCATTCAACTCTTTGAAATTAGCTTCCCATGTTGCAGCATCTTTCCTTGCCGCCGCGAGTTGGGTTTCGCCCTCCTTAGCGCGTCTCTCCATTGCCTCAAGATTGCTATCCAATGTCGCGATGTGCTCGGCTTGTGCCTCAACCCGCGCAGTCAGCTCCGCGTTGTCGGCTTCAAGCTTGTTCTTTTCGTCGGTGAGAACCTTGACGCAATCAATGGCGTTTTGAAGTGTCGCGTCCTTCGCCGCCAATAGCTCATCAGCCTGCGCGCGGGTGACGAGTTCGCGCCTTTCGGTGTCCGGCGATAGCTGCTGAGAAAGAAAGTTATCCTTCACCCAATGGCCATTCAGTTTTGACCTGACTTGGTATTCCACCGTCACCAGTCCCGTATCTGTAGCGGCGGGGCGGGTGTTCCAAGCTTTGATAGCTTTGTCTTTCGACGCTTCGGTATTGATGTGGTGTCCGTTCGAGCACGAAACCGTAAAGCATCCTGATCCCATATGGTTCAAAGACGGTTCATTTCCACAAAACGGGCAAGGCTTCAATTCATTCGCCATGGTTGCTGCCTCCTGTCGGGCGGGTGGATCCTCGAGCTTTTGTGAGAGCGGAATTGATTTTGTCTCTGGTTTCTGAAAACATATATTGAAACCCAGATGAATTAGCCGCTGCTTCCAATGCCTCGTAAAGCTCAGTCGCGGCGGCGACGAGGTTAGCATCCTCTACAGGCTTAGACGAAAGGGCGCGGATGCGCTCTGCAAGTACACGAGCAGCAACGACTTCACCTCTCAGCGCGTCACGGACCACAGGGTACTGCTCTTTATTTAGCTGGTCTTGTGACGCGTCCGCCGATAGATCACACAGCTTCGCCGCTTCCTCCAAAGCCTGCGCACGCGGGTATGGGGCCGGTGCGGACTTGAAAAGCGGAGTTATTGTTCCGCCTTCGTATTCCCGCAGCACTTCATCAGCGTCCGCCTTATCAGGCCATAATCCAATATGAACGCCAGTCTTAGAGTGAATAGCCCAATAGTCTGGCTTCACCCCTTGCAGGAATGGGGCGGCTGCGGAATCTCCATCTGATCCGCATTTGTTCTTATTTTGGACGCTGACGCCTGCAGCCTGTGGATAATTATTCATCGCAGGACCTCACCAACATAACGCACCTCATCACCAACGACGACGGCCCGACCTGTTGCTGCCAGACGGCGAGCAACGGGCAGGGGAACTCCAGGGCTTCCAAGGGATGCCCGGGATATGCGCTGCGGGCCGAGCCGCAACGCATTTAAGTAAGCAGCGTCAATGCTGTTACCGCGACTGTCAGTGGTCAGCATCACGCCGCCCTCCGCTTGAAAGGACGGCGATTGTCGTTGGCTGGCCTAATACGGCGCATACGGATCTTCTCGCCCGTTTTACGCGAAACGTCATAAGCAATGTCTTTGATGGTTGCGGATGTTGCCGGATCGCTCTCGCGATACCAACGGGCAATCGACAGGATGGCGGCGGCAGTCGTGCCCTGAGCAATGAACTCGCCGGCGGTCAGGATGTGCGTCTGTCTGTTAGACATGAATAAGTGCTCCTCGTGTGGTGGGTGGCTTCCGGTTGTGGTCAACCGGGATGGTGGTTAGGCGGGCGTGCGTCCACTGGGCTACTTCGATACAAAGGCCCGCCTTTATTCTTTAAGCGGCAAGCGCAGTCGCACGACGCCATTCAAGGTACAGATGCTTGATCAAGCGCTTTTCGGTGTAACGATGGGCGCGCATGGCCGCGTGCATCTTATAGGACTCTTTGCCCTTGTCGGATTCAGTGACAGGCAAGCCAAGCTTTTCAGACTCATAGCGAGCGCGTTCAGCATAAACCTGCTGGTAGTAAGTTAGTTCGCGATTGCAGCGCACATCTTCACCAAAGGATGGGCGCCATTTGCCCATGCCGCCGATCACATGCTGACGAGCATTCCAGCTTACCGAGCGGCGCTGGCGATTATAACCGTGCGCAATCCAGTCGTCAGCCGTGGCACTCTTGCCGGGGGTGCCCTGACGATTGCCGTCGATCACGGCAAGGCCAAGACGCTTCCATACCGCGCTGACTGATTTGTATGTGCCGATGTCGCCGCACTCGCCGACAATCGTCGCGAAGGAAATATCGCCGAAGCCTTTCACACTCTTTACCCAATTGTAGATGGGGAGCTTGCGAACGAGCTTTTCCATTGCCTTCTTTATTTCAGCGTCTTGCGCTTCAAACGCTGCGATAGCTGGCGGAAAATGGCGAATGGTAGCGGCGAGGCGCGATACGATTTCGCCTGACTGGATTTCTGCAATGGCCGCAGCGAATGCAGCGTCAACGCGCTTTTCAGCTGCGCTGGATAGCTTTACGCGCTTGCTTCCGAATGCTGTTACTTTGTCGGTTGATGTGTCTTCCACAAAGTCAGCATCAGTGCAGATCATGCTTCTAGCCGCTGCCTTAGCTGCCAGAATGAGCTTTGTTTTGTTCTTAATGATGAACTGGCGCTGGCGGTGCAGAGCGACAACTTCATCAATGATAGCTTCCGTCTCTGGCGTAGATTCATAAGGCGCGAGTGTCATATGTCCTGATGACCATTCAGCCAATGAATTGTGACCGATTGAGGCTGCGGCAATAGCGGCTGGGTTAAGGTCTGTGTGCATGTTCATGGTGTTTCTCCTCGTGTGCGGGCGTTGCGGCTGTGGGTTTCAAAGTTGGTAAGGCCCGAAGTTTGAAGGGGGTGCAGATGGGCGGGCGGGCTATGGGTTGCGCACTTGCCACGGCCCATCTGCGGTAAAAAATATGGGGCGGCGGGCTTTCTTTGGTTTACGAGATATCCCTGGCCGCCCCTAAACTGTTAAACAGCCCGCGTTGCGTTATAGAGCGCTGTCAGAGCTTCGTTGTCGAACTCGTCAGCAACGGACTTACCGGCTGGGAGATCGCGCAAAACGGTCTTGTAGAAATTTGCCTTGTGCCACATGTCACGGGCTTGCGGCTCGTAAACGCCGATTGCATGTTCAATGTCAGAACGCTTGGCGTCGGCCAAGAGCGTACCGTTTGGAAGAACGGCTTCAAGCAGTAGTAGAACAGATGTAGCTGCACGCTCTAAGCGGCGCTTCTGTGAAGGTGATATAAGCGGCGGCTGCGCCATGTGCGCGTGGAATGTCCGCGGCTTCGATACGTCTGCATTAATATCGACGTTAAAAATCTTGGCGTTGTCGCTGCGGATCAGGATGCCGATGGCAGACTTTGCGCCTTCGCTGATCAAAAATTCTGCCAAAGCTGCATTGTGCTCTGCGGCTTCAATAACAGCCTGAACGGCATCTTCTTTTCGCTTGCCGGATTGATCGAATGTGTAAGCGATCAGATCACGCGGGGCCATGTTTTTGCCGCCAGTTGATCTTCTAAACTTCGATTTCTTCGTGGCAGGTCCGTGGGCGACGTTGCCAGTGATGTTCGTATGAATGTTCATGGTTTTTCCTCATGTGGGTTACGGTTAAGGTGCCGAACGGCGGCGCGGACGCTTTGGGTTACGCGGATCGGATGGCCGCCGTTCGGTATTGGGTTGGCAAGCGCGGCACCGTTTCTGTGGGTTTCGCTACCGCATTGGCCACACTTGCCTATTGGTGTTGAGGACGGGCGCTGACACGATGGTTTGCGCGAATGCATTGGCCCGTCCTCTTGCCCCGAAGGACAAAACTCTTTGGCTGACCGGCGCTATACTCCAGGGTTGCGAGTGAAGGGTGGCCGGTCAGCCTTTCCTCTTTCGAGGTATTCAGAGGCCAGCCGGAGGTTCGGAAGCTGGCCTAAGCTTACGGTTCATCAAGCCGCAAGGCTCTTTCGAGCGTGTTGGGTATGCAGGACGGCACGCATATCGTGGGTTACGTGCTTCGGTCGGCCACCCTGCATATTCATTGTGCGTCGCTATTCAGCGCCACTGTGATTGTTGGACGGGCGTTGTTCATGTGGATTGCGAGGGCATTCTGTCCCGTCCTCGCCGCTAGGCGAATTGGTGTTTTGCCGGAAGGCGACTTTCCCCTGGGTTTCGCGATGTTTACGGCCTTCCTGCAAAAAATGTGGGGTGGGCAACGGTTCATTGGATTACGCGCCCTGCGTTGGCCCACCCCGGCGCCTAAGCGCTATCCAGTTGTTCCAGTAAGAGCCCAAGCCCCCACGACGACGCAAAATCCAATGACAACCGTCATCTCAACGGCTTTGCGCGCTGCGTATCTTATCCAAGTCATCGGTTTAGCGTGCTTTTTGGCGCGGTGATCCGGGCGTCGCATTGGCTCATCGCTGCAAGCGCGATGCACTTCGGTGTCGAGGTCTGGCTCCATGTCGGCGAGCATTTCCAGTAGTGCCCTGTTCATGCTGCGCTCCTTTGCGGTTCGACATTGTCGTTCGCGACGGGCGCAAGGCGATAGTAGCCATTTGGCTCAACACCGCGCTGACGTTTTGGAATCGTCCAGCCGTAAGCGGGTAGAGTCTTGCGGAGATAATGAATCTGGACCAGTACAGTCTGATGCGCGTTCTCAGGCCCGCCGTTCGGGTCAAGCTGGTAAACATTGTCAACTAGATCGTTGATGAACATGCGGCGAGGATGAACGGAAGCAAGGGCTTCCACGATGGCGCGCTGTCCTCTTGGTAGAGGCGCGTCCTGCAGGTCAATCGCTGGATTGGCCATTACGCAGCCTCCTGCTCAACGCTGGCAGGCAGCGCTTCTACGAGCGCTTCGTTACTGGTCGCAATCGCGCCGCTTGTCTGGAAGACTTCAAAAGTTTCGCCGGGGCAGAGCTTGGCTAGGCGCGATGCCTCTGCCAGTGCTTGTTCAAAAGAGCCGTGTTCATACGGCAGGGTAGTGGCAACGCTGACGCGGCCGGTCTGTTTGCCGCGGCGGAATACAAAGAATCCGCCGCCGATAACTTCGTTCTTGCGAGGTGCTGGCGATCTTCTTCTTCTCGGGGTCTTAGCGTTCATATTAGGTATCTCCTCGTGTTTGGCTGGTTCAGCAGATCGGCCCGTTCGTCTGGGTGTCTTCGTGCTGTTGAGGAGATTTATGGCACCAAAAATCAGTGCGGTCAACGCTAAAATGATAAAATGATATTTATAAAGATATTATCGTTGTGAAAACACGACTTTATGCACGCTGACCACCTGATCGCGATCAAAATACACTTCACGGTATGGGTTGTATTGCAACAAAACTAGCCGACTCGGTTGCCAGCCCACGAATTCTTTTATGTACCCATAGGGCTCTTGCCCGTCTTCATCAGGGTGTAACTGGACAACAACATCATCGCCGCGCCGCGGCTTGACGTGCGGGTGAAGCCAAATTGTTTCGCCAGATTTGTAACGGGGGAACATGGATTCCCCATCAACATACACAGAATACGCTTCTTTTACTCCAGCTAGCATCGGTGGACGAACCTCCCATCCCAAGACTTCGCCGTTAAACTCATACTTCCCATCATCTCCGCCTACGGCTCGACCTCGAACCGGAACATCGCGAGCTCCGCCAATATGTTCACTGGATACCGCAATCTGTGGTGCTGCCCGTGAAACGAGCGGCTTAACTGCGGATGAAAGACGCTCAGTCTTTCCCGTTTCAATGGCGGAAGCCGCCATCAACCTGGCAAAAAGGAGGCGGTCTATCCCAAGAACATCAGCGACAGATTCCCAATTACGAATCGACGATGCGTCACCGTTCTCCCATTGAGATACGGTGTTCTGATTCACGCCTACTTTTTCTCCAAGCTCGACTTGGCTCATTTTTAGAGCCTTTCGACGCTGACGAATAAGCGCGCCTAATCCTAAATCTGGGGCGGAAATATCAACCATGACGTCGAAATATCATTTTAATCATAAAAAAGAAAATCATTATAGCTTGACACTAAAATGATAAAACGATATATAGGTGTCATCAACCGGCGCATAAGACGCTGGAACCACAAAATGGCAGGCACGAATGAACATCCTTCCAAGGATCACCGCCATCGAAAGATAGGTAAGTTTAAAAGGGTAATAGAGGAGGGACGTAATGACGAATTCAGCCATCAGAAGCGACGACGTTTCGACTAAGCCGCCGTAGAAATAACAGGGACACTGGTCGCTTAGCAGCGACCGGTGCTTTCGGCGTGGCCAGTAGACCAACGCAACCCGTGCTCCTGTAGCCACGTCGAAAACATAAAAGGCGGAGTTTAAGAGCCGGCACCACCCGCTGCTCGCTCCGCCTCGTAATCCCAGCGCTTACACGAGGAGAGCCGAAGCTACTTCTACACGCTGGTTTCCTTGCCCAGTACCACCCGGGCCGACCAGACAGATGGCTTCACCACTGCCATTTGTCAATACCAACCAACACGAGGAGCTATGAATCAAATACAGCTACAAGACAGACCCTTCTTGCAGGCGGAGGCTCGCAGCCACCGTGATGCAGGAAAGGCATACAGCAAAATTGCATCGATCATGGGTTTAACTAAAGGGCATGTCTGGTCATTACTGGCCGAGCGTGCACCGCAGTCTAAGCCTCCGGAGCCAAGCGAAGGCGTTGTTGTTAAACGACGCACCAATCGAGGTTCATGCTCATCTACGTGTCGCGATGTCTTTATTGCGATGCCGCGTATTACAGTTCTGGACGGGCCGTTTATCGGCTCTGCCGCTTTGAGTGGCGCCACGGTCCACTAGCCTTTAAGGCACGACGGCCCGCGCTATTGGGCCACAGATCAACCTCCTGACAGGAGGAATATCAATGAAATCCCATACCTTGCGTGAGCCCCACAAGGCTTACCAAACCAAATTCACGCGTACTGGTGAGCGGGACACGACGAACCGCAAGCCTTATCGAACAGCCGCGCAGAAGCTGCATGCTCGCGACACTGCTGTCCTTAAAGACGGTCGGTATGTTGCTAACGCACCTGTGTCCTTCAGCAGAACGAAGCGGGGTGCAGCGTGACTTGCGAATGCGGTGACTGCTGGGATCTGCCCGGCTCAATTGTGACCCACAAGCTGACAGGCTGGAAGGGCATCATTATCGGCGATCGAGACGGCTGCATGTTCCTCACAGTGCGGTTCTGGATACCAGGTACTGGCCTTGGGACGATCGAGGTTTCGCGCTTCGAGGTTGAACCACCGGCCAATGATGGCGACGGCGGTGGCGGCTCTGAGATCGGAACAGAAGAAGACAATGTCATTCCGGTCGATTTCACCAAGGGCGTGAAACTCACCAAAAACACCAAAACACGAGGAGTAGCTTGATGGCGCCCTTCAAAGACTACGCCGTCGAAGACGACCGCATCTTGTCCAGCGAAAGTACGCTGGGCCTTGGTGATCGTTTCGTCATGGGGCTGGCAGTCATCGCGGCTTTAGCGCTGGCCATCGGCTTTTACTCATGGGTGCTGTTGTGAACGTCGTCACACCAGCCGGTAATGGCACCGGCAAGATTGCGCGCTCGCTTGCTCTGACAGGCTTCACCCTTGGGTTCTTGCTGATCGTGGCAGGATTCATTTTCTGGAATGCAGTGCTGCCGTTCTACGGCCTGCTTTATTTGTGGGGTGGCCAATGACCTACCCACGGTTCCCCACGCTGGCCACATCAGCGCCGGTCTGGCTGATCGGCTCGCTCATCCTACTGGCCATGATGATCGTCATTCAAATTACCCACTAACCACCGACCAAAACACACGAGGAGTCACATATGGCTATCAGCCTATCAAGCCTCAAATCTACGAAGAGAAACGACCCGCCAGTCATGCTTTTGTATGGCGTCGACGGCATTGGAAAGACCAGCCTTGCCGCTGAGTTCCCAGATCCGATCTATCTCGCCACAGAAGGCGAGCGCCCGCCATCTGATGTTGAAATGGCAACGCCAGGCACGATTGAAAGCTTCGACGACTTGCTCAACATTATCGGCGAACTACTGACCGTTGAGCATGATCGGCGCACCGTCATTATCGACAGTGCCGACGGCCTCGAACCGCTTGTCTGGGCTGCGACATGTGCCCGCCTTGGTATCAACAGCATTGAGGAAGCTGGATTCGGTAAAGGCTACGTGGAAGCTGACACCGAATGGAATGAGCTCATGTCGGCCCTGTCGGCGCTCGCTCAAGCGGGCATTTATGTGGTCATCCTTGCCCATCCCGAGATTGTCCGCTTCGACAGCCCGACGACAGATCCTTATTCGAGATACCAGCCGAAACTGCACAAGCGCGCTAATGCACTTGTTCGAGAAAAGTCTGATGTTGTGGCGTTCATGAACTACCGAGTTTCCATCAAGGAAAAGGAAGTCGCGCGCCAGACAAAGGTCGCCCACGCGGAGGGCGGCAAAGAGCGCCAGATCCATCTGAATGAAGGTGCGGGCTTCAACGCCAAGAACCGGTATTCGATGCCCGACGCCGTTCCATACCGTAAAGGGCAGGGCTTCACCGAATTGGCCAAGTACTGGCCGGTCACAGAGCAGGAGGCTGCGTAATGGAAAAAGCACTAGCAGGACTGGTCACGATTGCCGCCATTCTTTTCTTTGCGCCGCTGATCGGCGTTCTCTTTGGCGCGTTTTCGGGATGGGTTGTCGGCTTCTTCTTCACTGAAACAGTGCAGGCATTCCTTGCCGCTTTAGGCGTCAATGCTGGCCACATGTCACTTTGGCAGATTGGCGCTGCGCTTGGATTCATCGGTGGGTTCCTTCGACCCACTGTGTTTCGCGCAAAATCTTAATCTGCGCATTCACCACACCACCAACACGAGGAACTAACACATGGCGAGACTTGGAACGGCGTTTGACGCCACCCAACACGATACGACGCAGTCGGACTATTCCGAACTGCCGAACGGCACATACAAGATGGAAATCGAGGCGGCCGATGTGGTGCCGACTTCGACCGGTAGCGGCACAATCCTGAAAACAACGCTGAAGGTGCTCGAGCCTGCCGACTATGCCGAACGCAAGCTGTTCAACAACTACAACATCGAGAACAAGAATCCAACCGCGCAAGAGATTGGCCAAAGGCAATTTGCCAGCCTTTGCCGAGCGCTTGAAATGTCCTCGGTAGAAGACACCGACGACCTGCTTTTCAAGTCGTTCACGGTTCGCGTTGCGCTCGGAAAACCTTCAAAGGACGGCCAGTATCCCGCGCGCGCCGAGATCAAGAAATACTTCTTCCCCGACGAAAACAACGTGCCTGAGCCGAGCATTGACGCTCAGCAGCCTGCGGCAGCGGCGCAGCGCCCAGCCAATGACAATCGTCCTGCAGCGGCAAATAACAACAAGCCAGCGCAGCCTGCAAAAGCTGCGGGCAGCCGTCCTTGGTCTAAGTAAGGCCCGACACGCTGCCGGTGTTAGCGCGCCGGCAGCCCATCGAACCAACACGAGGAGTTTTGTATGGCTTACGAATCTGAGCGCAGACAGATCGATGGTGCGCTTCCAATACGCTTCGACGGTGCGTTTGTTGCTGGCGGCGCAGTAACGAGCGTGTTTACCGGAACTGAAATCAATGACGTTGATTTGTATTTCAAATCTCGCCGTGCATTCGAGCGAGCTGTTTATGACGCATATGAGGAAGGCTTGTGGTGCGTAGCTGCCAGTAAGCGTGCTGTGACCTTTACCGATCAGAGCAACAATATTGCTCAGCTGATGTATTTTGACTTCTTCCCAAGCGCCCAGTCTATTTTTGACGCCTTTGATTTTACCGTTTGCATGGGTGCGGTTGATCTGGACGCTGGCGAGAAAACAGAGTGGATAGGCGGATCACGTGTCACATTAGGTGAGAAACACATCGACTCCGGGTTTGCCTTTCATCCTGACTTTCTGAAGCACAACAGCCAGCGCTTTCTGAAATTCAATGCTGGCACACGCTATCCACTCGCGTCAGCTACCCGCGTCCTGAAATATCAACAGCGTGGCTACACCATTGGGAAAGGCGACATCATGAAAGTTGCCTTGGCCGTTCGGGGTGTGAAAATTGAAACTTGGGAAGATCTGAAAGACCAGATCGGCGGCGCGTATGGTGACAAGGTTGTGTTGGGTAATGAGGACAAGCCTTTCACCATTGAAGCGGCTATTGAGGCGCTGACTGTGGACGATGTGGAAAGTGAACCATGGGTGCAACCGGCCAACGATAACATGCCGGGCAATGCAGAAGCGCTGCTGGAACACCTTGCCAATCTTAATGGCATCGAATTTGTTCCGCCTGAGCTTGACGAAGACGGCTGGCCTCTAGCGGCCTAAAACCAACCAAGGCGCGGTCACCAGCCGCGCCTACCACCAACACGAGGAGACGCAGAATGGAACTGAAAGACCTGATAGGACGACATATGTTAGATGCCGTCGATTTTACAAATGCAATGATCAAAGGATGGCTAGACGAATACGAAGACTGTGAAGTCTGTCGTTTTCGCCTTGATGGCACTACATACGTTGCTGTCGAAGATCCTGATGACGGTTATCGCAGTTCGATGAGAGAGTTGCTGGTTGATGAAAACGCAACCATGTCCAATGTCTTTCCAGCAATCGAAGTTGAGGCCGCTTACCGTGATAAATACGGAGACCACGACGGCGCAGATATCCTGATGCTTGTCGATGTCGTTACAGGGAAAACCGTCTTGGAAATAGGAACGGACAATACTGACGACTATTACCCGTTCTTTGTTTCGGACTTCCAGCCGCAGAATATGGCCACCAACCAAGCGGCATAATCGAACTACACCATCGAACCAACACGAGGAGAAGCCCATGCGGGTAACGCTTGACCGAGCGCAGCTTGCGCACGCCTTGTCGACCGTGACAAAGGCAGTTGAGGCCAGAACGACAATTCCAATCCTTGGCAACGTGCTGCTAAAAGTTGACGGCCGTCAACTTTCTATAACCGGCACCAATCTTGATCTGGAAATCAGCACCAGCTTGCCGGTTCTGGACAGTCAGGACGGCACAGTCACGGTTGCGGGTAAGCTGCTTCTGGATATTGCCAAGCGGGCCACAAGTGACGTTAACTTGGAAGCCGACGGCAATCATCTGGTTGTCAAATCTGGCAAAAGCCGTTTCAAGCTGGACACACTGCCAGCGGCTGATTTCCCGTCCTTCAATCACGGAAGCTTCGACACCACGATCGAGTTCGATCTGGCATCACTCGTGCAGGAAGTGCAATTCGCTGTCAGTACAGAAGAAACCCGTTATTACCTGAATGGCGTATTTCTGGAAGCAAAGGACGGCCATATCGTTGCCACGGCGACAGACGGGCATCGTCTCGCATCTACACGCATTGAGCAGGAAGCATCGTTTGCGTCGGTCATTCTGCCCAACAAGCTGTTGTCATTACTACCGACCGGAGTTGTGTCTGTGTCGCTGTCGTCAAACAAGGTCATGGTCGAAAGCGGTTCGACTGTCATCGTGTCAAAGCTGGTTGACGGCACGTATCCCGATTACGAGCGCGTTATTCCCAAGCCGTCGGAGCGTGTCGCTACGCTGTCGGCGAAAGCACTGCGCGAAGCTGTCGGCCGCACGTCTGTTATCGCCAGTGAGCGCGGTAAGGCAGTTCGCTTCTCATTTGCTTCGGATGCTCTGACGCTGAACGTCGCTAATCCAGATCGCGGCGAATCAACTGAGGAGATGGAAGTCAACTTTAGCAGCGAGCCTCTGACGATCGGTTTCAATGGTCAGTATGTCACCGACCTCATGGCAGCGTTTGGTGCGGATGAAATCACCATGTCGATGGCTGATGCCGGTTCGCCAGCGCTGATCACGTCAGCCGGCCGGCCGGGATACAGGTGCGTTATTATGCCGATGCGGGTCTGAATATGAGCAAGAATCCATATCGTGACGGTTTCAACTCATACCGATTTGGGTCCGGAAGCAACCCTTACCAAGGAGAGTTTAGCCGCGAGCAATGGCAAGCTGGATTTGACGCCGCTGAAGCCGCTGACGCGAAAGAGCAAGAAACAGCAACCAATCGGCGTGATGATCTATGGAACGTTCCTGAACGCGCCAAAGACGCATACATCGCCATGGAAGATGACTTCTGCCCGCAGCGAGTGCTGGACTTCATGATTGCGATGTACCCGGAGGCCAGCGAATGAACTTCCCAAGCACCTTTGCGATATTCAAGCAAGTCTCGCCAGAAACATATCGGCCGTTTCGGATCATCGAAACATACGTGACATCGGAGGGGATGCGTTCGCGCATCTGCTCGGGCGCGTTCTCCACGATCGATGCCGCTCAAAGTTGGCTTGCTCAGTTAGAAACCGGTTCGGCTTAATGGTTGCCCTCCCGAAACCTCAATCAACAACTGTCGGCGCGATCTATGCCGCTTACGAGGCCCAGGCGAAATCCTGGGACTCGTGGGGCATCAGCGTGGGCGAGGCAGGCACCGAATGCGACAGGGCGCTTTGGTATGGCTTCAGGTGGGCATCTGCTCACGAGGTTCATAGCGGCCGCCAGCTGCGCTTGTTTGAAACGGGTAACATCGAGGAAGACCGTCTGGTTGCTGATCTCGAGCGCATCGGCGTCGAAGTCTATGGGCAGCAAGACAAGATCCGGCTTGTTTCGGGGTTCGTGCGCGGCAAGTGCGACGGCAAGGCAATGAACGTGCCTGAAGCGTCGAAGACTGAGCACCTGCTGGAGTTTAAATCGAGCAACGCCAAGGGCTTTGCACTGATTGTTAAGGACGGATGTCAGAAAGCGAAGCCGTTGCACTATGCACAGTGCCAGCTTGGAATGCATGCCTTTGGTCTGACGCGGTGCCTTTATCTCGTCTCATGCAAGGATAGCGACAGCCTCTATTCAGAACGCATCGAGTACGACCTAGAATTCTGCCTGCGGCTGGTAGCACGCTGCGAACGGATCGTGTTTTCGGACATGCCTCCGAGCAGACTTAGCGAAAATCCTGAGTTCTTCGGATGCATGTTCTGCAAGCACAAAGCTGTCTGTCATCATGAGGCACAGCCGCGTGTGAACTGCCGAACATGCCTTCATGCCCAGCCTGAAAGCGGAGGTGACTGCCATATCTCATGCGCACGATGGGCAAAGCCATTGTCGATCGATGAACAGCGCGACGGTTGCCCGGCGCATTTATATCTGCCCGGCTTGGTGAACGGTGAACAGATTGATGTCGACGAGGATGCCGAGACGATCACTTATCGCATGAAGAGCGGTGAGGTGTGGGTGGATGGAGAGGGAAGGAAGGCGGCGTGAGCGTAAAAATAAATCATGAGCTAGTCGGTCAGACCGTCAGTGTCCGTAAGGTTGGCGACAAGCAAGCATTCATCGGCATCGTTGCAGAAGCTTGGTTCTGGAAAGTGAAAGACGAACCGGGCGTCACCTATTTCAATGTCATCGATCCAACTGATGGGACCATGTGGAATCGCGACGCGGACGAGATAATCTATATCGACAACAAACCCAACGAAAGCATTGAAAAGGCGGCATAATGCTCCAGCTACGCGCATACCAGTCAGAAGCAATAGACGCCGTATTCGACTATTGGCAAGAGGAGGCAGGTAATCCGCTTGTTGATCTTGCAACGGGCTGCGGCAAGTCGTTGGTTATGGCGTCTTTGATCCAGCGCCTCGTTGAAGACTGGCCTGATATGCGCGTGATGGTCGTTACGCACGTCGCGGAACTTATCGAACAGAATTATCTGGAATTGCTGGGCGTTTGGCCATTTGCGCCTGCAGGCATATTTTCGGCCGGCCTTGGTCGTCGCGATGCACGCAGTCAGATCGTGTTTGCAGGCATTCAGACGGTTCATAACAAGGCGGAGCAAATCGGGCACGTCGACGTCCTGATGGTCGACGAGTGCCACCTGATCCCGATCAACAGCAACACGATGTATCGCAAGTTCATTGATGCGTTGCTCGAGATCAATCCGGATATGAAGATTCTCGGACTGACAGCCACACCTTACCGGCTGGACAGTGGTCGCTTGGATGAGGGCGCAGATCGCCTGTTTGACCAGATCGTCTACACCTACGGCGTTGCTGATGGCATCCGTGACGGCTTCCTTGCGCCACTGACAAGCAAGCCAACCGCTACTGAATATGACGTCAAAGGCGTCGGCAGGCTTGGCGGCGATTACAAGCAGCGCGCGCTGGAAGAAGCAATCAACCGCACTGACCTTAATGATGCCGTGGTTTCTGAGATCATCGCGAAGGGCGCAGATCGTCGTTCCTGGCTTTGTTTCTGTGCTGGCGTAAAGGCTGCGCTGGACGTGCGTGACGTGTTAAGATCCCGCGGCATTACGTGCGAAGCCGTGACGGGCGATACCCCGAAGGAAGAACGCCGCCGCATCCTTGAGGACTTCAAAGCATACCGCATTCAGTGTGTAACGAACAATTCAGTTCTTACAACAGGATTCAATCATAAGGGCGTTGATTTAATTGCATTTATGCGCCCGACACTGTCCTTGAGTTTGTACGTTCAAATGGCTGGGCGGGGCACGCGTCCTTTATATAAGGCGGGTGCACAGCTGGATACCGTTGAGGAGCGGCTCGCCGCTATCGCGGCAGGGCCTAAACGTAATTGCCTCGTTCTGGACTTCGCGAAACTCGTCGATCGGCACGGCCCTGTCGATATGGTAGAGCCGAAAGCGCCAAGCGCTGGCAACGGCGAGCCGCCAATCAAGATCTGCCCGACAGCACCTGACGACAACGGGGCGGTTGGTTGCGGTGAGAAGGTGCACATCTCGCTGATGAAATGCCCATGCTGTGGCTATGACTTCCCGCCTAATGAGGATGAGAAGCTAACTCGTCAGGCCGCCGACGTTCCGATTGTCAGCACTGCCGAAGCAGAATGGCGCAAGGTGACTGGCAGGACATTTCACTTTCACGAGGGGAAATCTGGAAAGGTTGATAGCGTAAAGGTCAGTTACATAGCTGGTTTTGCGCAGATCAATGATTGGCTTGGGCCTCAACACGAAGGCTTTTTCAAAACTAAAAGTGACCGGTATTGGCGTGCGCATGGCGGTAATACACCGATGCCAAAGACGGTCATGGAATGGCTGGAACGCCAGCGCGAGTTGAAGCCAACTTCTGAAGTGAGCCTGGTGCCAAACGGAAAATATTGGAACGTGAAGGACTACAAAGTCGGTGCAGATAACGACAACGTGCCTGAGTCCGCAAACGACAATGTATCTGTTGGACTATCTGAGTTGTTGGACGACGAAATCCCGTTCTAGCTAGAAAAATAATGAATATTCATTATAATCATCTTGACAAACTAAGGAATATTCATTATATAGGTATTACCATGGAAAACCATGAATTCCGCGCCATTCGCAAAAGGCTTGGCCTCACGCAAGCGCAATTGGCTGCCGTCCTTGAATGGTCGCATCCTGTGCAAGTGTCAGAAATAGAGCGCGAGACAAACCCTAAATCTGTCCCCAAGCATGTAGCTTTATTGATGAGGGCATATGACGAAGGATATCGACCAAAAGACTGGCCGAAGTAAGACCTGTACGAAGTGCAAGATCGACAAACCGTTAAGTGAATTTGGACTTCGTAAGAATAGATCGGGTATTCATGTACCATTCTCTCGTTGTAAAGAATGTGAAAGAAAGGCGTCCAAGAAGAAAAGATCAAACCCAGAGTACGCGGCTAAAGAACGGGAAAGCAACAGGCTTAAAATGGCTTTGTTGCGTGCGACCGATCCAGAATTTGTAATCAAAAAAAACGAGAGCAATCGTCTATACGCCCAAGAGAAAAGATCAGACGAGGGTCATCGCTTAAAGGTTAATCTGTTCCGACGATTGCTTTGGTCAACAAGTGAGGAATATCGAGACAAAACCAGCTCAAGGTCAACAAAGTGGATCGAAGAAAACAGGGAGCGGTGGCGCGCTGTTAGTTCATCGAGAAGGGCAAGAGAACGATCCGCAGAAGGGGCTTTTAGTCCAGAAGATATACAGGCGATTAATATTTCTCAACAATACAAATGTACATACTGCAGTAAACCAACAACGCATGAATTTCACATTGACCACATAATTCCGATTAGCAAAGGCGGGTCAAACTGGCCTGACAACCTCCAAATATTATGCCCGTCTTGTAATTGTAGTAAACGAGACAAAAACCATGAAGAATTTATCGCCTACCTCGCTCAGGGGGTAAATGTGTATCGGGATCATAAACTAGAATTCCCCCTTGCACCGACTGACGACCCCACCACAATGAGCATTACCCGGCTTCACCAGCCAACCACACGAGGAGAAACCATGAAGAATATCGAGGCAGATACGTACGATCCGTACAACGCCAGAACCACAGCGCAGGCAGGACACAACAACCCGCCGACCTCTCCATATGAAGAGATCAAACAGGAAATAGAAGACCTGTTCGGAGAAGCTAAGAATTTCGCGGACGGAGAAGCTATCGACAGTCAGGTGCTTGCCGATGCTGTGACCGAGCTACACGACAAGCTTCATGAGGCAGGAAAGCGCGCCGATGAGGTTCGCAAGGACGAAGCCAAGCCACATGACGATGCCAAGGCTGAAATCCAGACGCGCTACAATAAGCTAATTGGCAACACCAAGACTTCAGGCAAAGGCAAGGTCGTGCTGGGCAAGGAAGTGCTGCAAGGGCTGCTGACGCCATGGCGCAATAAGGTTGCCGCTGAAAAGGAAGCTGCGGCTAAGGCAGCGCGTGAGGAAGCCGATCGCGTCATTCGTGAAGCGCAGGAAGCTATACAGGCAAGTGCTGGTAATCTCGAAGCGCGCGAACAAGCCGAAGAGCTGGTTAAGGAAGCTAAACAGGCCGACCGTTGGGCTAAGCGCGAAGACAAGGCGGCCACAACTGGTACTGGCCTGCGCTCAGTATGGCATTGCGATCTTGTCGATGAGGGTGTTGCCCTTGATTGGGCATATGGCCGTGCCCCTGACCGGTTCAAAGCAGTGGTTCAAGCAATGGCCGAAGAAACAGTGCGCGCCGGTATGCGTCAGGTGCCGGGTTTCACGGTAAGGGAAGAGAGGGTGGCGCGGTGATGGGCACAGTAACCGAAGCAGTAAAAACCTATGGTGCTGGTGGCGATTCTGACATTCCGATCTTGTTGGTAGATGCAGTTCAGACGCTGAGCGAGGACTTACTTTCCATCCCAGAAGAATACCGCGATAACGCGCAGGTTGATTTCGAGCCTTTCTATGAGCTTGGAGAATATTACTCTCGTATCAGTGTGACTTACGAGCGGCCCGAAACAGCAGACGAAACCGCAGCCCGTATTACCGATGACCGCGTGCACTGGCGCAATCAACTGCGCGAAGCGCAGGCGCGAGTGGCATATTGCGAAGATCGATTATGGAAGACACCATGAGCAACTACGGCGACCTATTCATGAAATGCCAAGAATGTGGCGGCACGGCTGAGGCAGAATGCGTTGACGTAGGCGTCGGACTATACATCAAAGACGAATACGAATGCTCATGCGGATGGAATTCAGCCGTTGATGGAAGGATGAATGTCGCCACCTACGACGACTGGTTTCCTAGCATGTCTTCAATATCGAAGTCCCATGCTAATTCTTCCGACAAGTGCATCACCCTCTTGTGAGTATCCGCAGATACAGGACTGCAAACTTGTAGAAACCAAGTCCTTCCGGATGGAAGGTCAGCGGGTACGAATGTCAGGCTTACACCTTTGGTATCAGGGATTCTATCATGAATGACTTGGCGTAAATATTCCGTCGACTTGGTTTCTTTGGGCATAATAGCTCTTTGATTTAGGATTAGATCATATTATATCACAAATCCCGCCAGCCACCAACTGGCGGGTTACCACACACGAGGAGAGAATGAATGCAGGATAAGCTGCCACCGGCGAATATTGCGCCATGCGCAACAGTTGGCGCCGCGACCTTATATCAAGCTGATTGCCGCGATGTGCTTAGATCTTTGGCCGATAATTCCATCGACAGTATTGTGACTGACCCTCCTTATGCGCTTGTCAGTATCGTCAAGCGCTTCGGAAAGCCAGGTAGTGCACCTGCGAAGGGCAACGAAGCTTATCAGCGAGCTTCGGCAGGATTTATGGGCAAGTCGTGGGATACGGGCGAAGTCGCGTTCAGCGAGGAGTTTTGGCGAGAGTGCCTGCGGGTGTTGAAGCCTGGCGGGCACGTAGTCGCATTTAGCGGTACGCGCACGTATCACCGCATGGCCGTTGCGATCGAGGATGCTGGTTTTGAAATCCGGGATCAGCTTGGTTGGATATATGGATCGGGGTTTCCTAAGTCACACAATCAGCATGACGAATGGGAAGGATGGGGAACTGCGCTCAAGCCTGCATGGGAACCGATCGCCCTTGCGCGTAAACCTCTCGACGGGACCGTCGCTGCAAACCTAGCCAAGTGGGGTGTCGGGGCGTTGAATGTTGACGGGTGCCGGATTGATGCGGAGGAAGGGGGGCGTCCTAAGCGCGAAGTTGCGGCACTGCGCGAAGATGTGGTGTATGGCGGAATTGCCCTGTCCGGTCGAGTTGATGGTTCTCTTCAAACCAGCAAAGCTGTCGGCTCGACAGACCTAGGCCGCTGGCCAGCAAACATCATCCACGACGGCAGCGATGAAGTTTTGGCGGCATTTCCAAATACCAAGTCTGGCAAGCCGTCTGGGGTGAAGGCCGGGAATAACAATAATGTATACGGACAATTTGCAGGTGGCGTTCCTGTTACTGGTTTCGGCGATGAAGGTTCGGCTGCGCGTTTTTTCTACTGCGCGAAGGCCAGCAGGAAGGATCGGGATGAGGGGTTAGAAGGAGCAGAAAAAGCCACTACAAGCGATGGCCGGGCCATCGCTGCCGATAATGCATATCAGCGCGGTAAGACGTTACGCGCCAACACACATCCAACCGTCAAGCCTACCGACCTTATGCGCTGGCTCTGCCGACTCGTTACCCCTCCGGGTGGTATCATCCTTGACCCGTTCATGGGCAGTGGGAGCACAGGAAAAGCGGCGCTTTTGGAAGGCTTTAAGTTTATCGGCTGTGAGCGTGAGAACGAATACATGCCGATTGCACAGGCCCGGATTGGAGCCGTCTTTCGCAGCGCAGCAAACGACAATGTGCCTGCTCAGCCCAGCCTGTTCGGTGAGGCAGCATGAGCCATCCAGATCAATGCCACGTCTGCTTCCGCCACGCCGTAGGTCTCGGCGTTCAGGAGGGCAAAGAACCGATCCGTTGGCTTTGCAAGGAATGCGTAGACATTGCCGAGCATATCCGTACCCGCCGCAGGCTCGACCCTTACGAGCTGCGCGCCCTTGATACCGGCGTTGAGGCTGTTGGGGAATTCCTGTCAAGCATCAACAAAACCGACCTTGCGGAATGCGACGAGCTCGAAGCACGCATGTTGGTGAAAGCCGCATGGGAAGGCTGCGGGCGAGGGATGCGGGAAGCTTTAAAGGAGGCGCCGTTTTGACCGCCTACTACAACGAATTCGATCCGAAAGCTGCCGCTTGGCTGCGGGAGCTGATCAAAGCAGGACACATAGCGCCGGGAGATGTTGATGAGCGTTCAATTGTCGATATTCGACCTGTCGACCTCGTCGGATACACACAATGCCACTTCTTTGCCGGTATCGGCGTCTGGTCCTACGCATTGCGACGAGCAGGATGGCCAGACGACCGTCCTGTCTGGACAGGATCTTGTCCCTGCCAACCTTTCAGCGCGGCAGGCAAAGGAGATGGGTTTGCTGACGAGCGGCACTTATGGCCGCACTTCCACTGGCTTATTCAAAACTGCCGACCTGCAGTTGTCTTTGGCGAGCAGGTTGCGAGCAAGGACGGACTTAGCTGGCTCGACCTTGTACAAGCTGACCTGGAAGGATCGGGCTACGCCAGCGGGGCGGTCGATACCTGCGCTGCGGGCTTCGGTGCGCCGCACATCCGACAACGGCTCTATTGGGGTGGACAGAGGATGGACGACGCCACAGGCGCACGACACGTCAGGACGTTCGAAAAGTCAGAAAGCAATTCACGGGACCAAACACGGCTGTGCTTGCCTAGTGAGGGAAGCGGATTTAGCAGGTTGGCCCACGCCTACAGTGACGAACAATGGCAAGGGCGAGACACCAGAAGCGCGACAAGCGAAAGGCTTTGGTCTGAACTTGGCGGATGCAGCATCGATCGCGGATTGGACAACAGCCTCGGCATTGGACGGATCGCGCGCGGGAACGGGGATAACGGAGGACATGACGGGCAGCAGCTTGCCCCAAATGGCAGCAATGGCAGGCCCGGCCCGACTAACGGCCTCTGGTCAGATGCTGACTGGCTCTTCTGCCGAGATGGAAAGTGGCGGCCAGTTGAACCCGGCACATTCCCGCTGGCTTATGGGGCTGCCGCCCGAGTGGGACGATTGCGCGGTTACGGCAATGCAATCGTTGCGCCCGCCGCGCAAGCCTTCATCGAAGCTTATCTCGAAACCGAACTAGTCGCCGCCAACGACAACGAAATCAGGAAGCCTGACGCTTTGCCTCGAGCGTGTTGAGAAGGTCGCTAAGTTCCTTGGCATCGCGGTAGTTCAGTCCTACCGCCTGCCTAGATCCCATTTCGACTAGCTTTTGAGCTTTCTGATCAAACACTGACCAAGTGTCGTTTACTCCGTTCGATGTCTTGTAGCGTCCACCGATGTACCGTCCACCCGTTAATGTCGATCTGCTCATGCGAGTCCTTTCAAGGAACGAATCAATTGAAAACAATGAGTACAGCTATGGTTAATTCAGCGCAACCTTTGGTCAATGATGCTGACCCAATGCTCGACGTTGCGCTGTCTTATCAGGCGCAAAACTGGCCAGTCTTTCCATGCCGCTACCGCGACGAGGAAATTATCGATCCACAAACCGGCGAAATCGAAATCCTCGCTACTAAAACGCCTCTGACATCAAACGGGTTCCGCGGCGCGACGCTTAACGAGCGCATCGTTCGCGAATACTGGCGCCGTAATCCGTCCGCTATGATCGGAGTGCCGACGGGTGCGCCTATTGGCGCATGGGTTCTTGATATCGATCCGAAACACGGCGGTGACGAAACGCTTGCAGCCCTTGAATTAACACACGGCGCGCTGCCTGCAACACTGACCGCAGAAACCACGAGCGGTGGCCGTCACTATTTCTTCCGTCATCGTCAGGGCGTTCGCAACCGCGGCGCACTTGGTGCTGGCATAGATGTTCGCGGTGACGGTGGCTATGTCATTGCAGCGGGCAGCGTGCCAGAAGTTGGCCTGCCTTATCGCTGGATCGAGGAGCAGGAGCCAGTTGACGCGCCAGACTGGTTGCTTGAGCTTGTGCTGCCGCGTTCTTACGAGAGCACATATACTGCGGCGCCTTCTGTCAGCGGCAAGATCAATGATCGGTATGTCGAGCGTGCAGTTCAATCTGAGCTGGACGATCTTGCGCTTGAACCAATGGGCAACCGCAACAACCGTTTGAATGATGCAGCATTTCGCTTGGGCACTTTCGTTGGCGCTGGCGCTCTGGCTGAATCCGAAGCTCGCGCACTGCTTCAGGATGTGGCTAGAGGCTGGGGCAGGGATTGGCCGCGTTGCGCTAAGACGATCGATAACGGACTTGCTGCCGGTGCCCGCAGCCCGCGTAGCGTGCCGCAGAACGACAATGACAACACGCGTCTGGTCGATATCAGCCGCATGATTGCCAACGGTTTGGCTAAGGCAGAAGCACGCACTGACGTTATTGCGGAGCCAGTTGCCGACTTCGATGATAATATAAGCGAACCTGAACAAGTCGCTGAAAACAAACGTGCAATTATTGCCACGCCGTTCGTCTGGAAAGACCCGTCGACCTTGCCCCGGCGCGAATTTGCCTTTGGAAAGCACTTCATTCGCAAGTACGTTTCTGTGACTGTTGCGCCGGGTGGTCTTGGCAAAACGGCAAACAGCATCGTGGAAGCATTGGCTATGGCGTCTGGTAAAGCGCTCAATGGAACGAAGCCGCCGAAGCGTCTAAAGGTTTGGCTGTTCAATGCCGAAGATCCGCGCGACGAGTTGGAGCGCCGCATCATGGCTGCGTGCATTCACTTCAATCTGAAGCCAGCGGATATCGACGGGCATTTGTTTCTCGACACAGGACGTGAGCAAGAACTGGTTATTGCGATCGACGACAAGAAAGGCGTGCGCATTCAGGAGCCAGTTGTTGAAGCTGTCGTCGAAACGATCTCGGAGCTTGGCATTGACGTGATGATTGCAGACCCGTTCGTTTCGACGCACCAGGTCAATGAAAACGACAACGGCGCAATCGACAAGGTGGCCAAGCTCTGGGCGCAGGTGGCGGATCGGACGAACTGCTCAATTGATATCGTGCATCATCTGCGCAAGGTGAGCGATCGTGAAGCGACTGTTGAAGACGCGCGCGGCGCTGTTTCATTGATCGGCGCGGCACGATCTGTGCGCGTCCTCAACCGTATGTCGGAAGCGCAGGCCAGTGAAGCTGGCCTTACCCATGAGGCGAGGTTTGCGTATTTCTCAGTCACATACGGGAAAGCTAACCTTGCCCCTCTTTCGCACAAGGCTGACTGGCGGAAGCTCGAAAGTGTCGCTCTGGGAAACGGGCAGGGCCTGACCAAGCCTCAAGACCATGCACCGGTCGTCACGTCGTGGGCATGGCCAACCAGTGAGGAAGTCGCTGAGACACTGACCGAGGAAGAGCGTGACGCAATCCGCGGTGTTGTGAACGGCGGCATGTATAAGCCGGCACCACAGGCCAAGGATTGGGTAGGCCGTGCCGTTGCGTATGCATTACAGCTGGACGTCGACGAAGAGACCGACAAGAAGCGTGTCGGGATGATCACCAAGGCGCTGTTTGCGGAGGGCTTCTTAATGAAGGTGGAAGACCGAGATCCTGTTCAGCGCAGGGCGACGACGTTTGTGCGAGTGATGTGAAAAGAGCGCCCTACGGGGCGCTTTT